AAAATCCTCTATGAATATAGAACGATGAACCCTACCTCTGAAGTCCTTAACCGTGTGATAAAGTATCTGGTGGAGGGTCTGTTTGTGGCCATGGCCGCGCTCTTTATTCCTCGTCACCGCCTGCCCATGGATGAGATCCTGACTCTGGGCGTGGTGGCCGCTGCCATCTTTGCCATCCTGGATGTGGTGTCTCCTAGCATTGGCGCTACTGCACGCCAGGGCGCTGGGTTCGGTATTGGAGCTAATCTTGTCGGCTTTCCAGGTGCGCGCCTGTAAGGCGCGGCACCTAGCCGATAAGATTACCTCCAATACGTTACATTCTTGCTGACGTCCCGTCAGCAAGAATCGGGATTGGCGCGAACTTAGTGGGATTCCCTGGAGCAAGGCTCTAACGAGCCTCGCTTAATGCGCGCCTCTAATGTTTGTTAATACAGATAAAATATAATCAATAGAGTCTGTTCAATATACTCTATTGATTAAACGTTCACGCCACAGGATCCCATGAGTTAGATCGGTAATACCGTTCAGGATACTACGGAAGGCGTTATATTCGTTACAGTTATGCTATCATCAGCAGGAAAACGCATTTTGTTGTCGAAAGGTTTTGTAAATATCGTATACAAAGATCTTTCCAGATACCAACACTCTTCTAGAAATATTCCTCTCTTCCAATCACAGCTACTATATAAATGTGAATAGTATGCGCGTGGTTTCTTTAAAATACAAGCTTTTGATAAAGAAATCCAATCGCCTCGCACCCAATATTCATTCCCCATATTATAAGGTATACCAACTACTTCTTTACGAAACTGTCCCAAGTTCCTGCCACCAATCGCCCAACAGGCCTCATTTTCACATTTTTCTTTATTTCTGAATGTTGGAAGATCGCACTGAAGACTTGTTCTTCCTTTTATTCCTTTTGAATCCATATTGGTAAAATACCAATCAAACGCATACATCACTTGGTCACTTCTATCATCTATATTCCCTTGACAGAACATGGTTATTTCTGCTAGACTATGATATCGTATAATAATGTGCCTTAACAGTGTCTCTAATCCAAGGCCATTATTTGACACATCTATACAAGTCGCTTTTGAAGTAAATGGCTCACCTTTATTATATATAGTACATATATGTTCTACTCCTTGAATCCAGTCTAGGCTTTCGTTAAATCTTGTTATAACTATTTCTGTTTGAGATTTTTGTTTAGAACTAAAAAAGTCCTTCTGAGTTTCATCCATCTATTGTCCTTAATTCCTGTTAAGATTTTAAGTAACATCTGCTAAAGAGTATCAGACCGACCGAATGAATTGCCAGCTCAAATCACGGCAGATCAGTTCCCAGATCTTATCCTGGATATAGAGCTTGTCACGGTTCTTGAGCAGGGGAAAAGAAGGCAAATACTCGTCCAAGTCCAACAGCTCGCAGAATTTATAGAGCACGTACGAATACGATAAAAAGTTGCTCCGATCCTTGGGGCAGTTTTTCTGAAAGGAGGGTTGAATCTCCTTGAACATGTACCGCAGCTTCTCCTCGATTTCTCGGCTCATTACTGGCGCATTTTGGCCATTGAGCCGATTAATAATATGTGGCACGTGCTCATAATATTTATTGAATTTCAGCTTCTTCAGAATCTCGCGCACCTTCTGCCTAGCCAGAGTGCGATAATCCAGAATACGCTCCTTTTTGAGTTCTGCACAAATGGCGTCATAGACTTCCTGGGGAATCTCAGTCGACTCCTTGGCCTGGAACTGGGCGAGCCACTCATTGAAATGATTAATCCGCTTATACGCATAGTAACTGACCTCGCGAGGAGGATCCTTATAACTTGGCTTATCGGAATCAACCAGAATAAACTGCTGGTAGCCGCATTCAGTACAGGTAAAAATGGCCTCGTTCGCGCTAAAGACCATCTCTTTCTCGCACTCGGCGCATTCCCCATAGGTTTCCGTCTCCGCGACACCGCCCCGTGCATGTTCAGGATGGACCTTTTGGAGATACTGTTCAAGGAGCTTGTCGCGACTCAGCACCGCCCCCTGGGCCGCAGGCGCATAGACCGGCTCGGGCGCCCCCTCTGTGGCCGCCGCCGTCTCCAAGGCCGCGAGCACAGACCCCTGTTTCGCCTTTGTCACCCGTCGCACAGAAGGGTCGGCCCCCTTCTGTATCTTCTCCTGAACTTCGTAATAGTTGTACAGAATATCTCCAGCATCGAGAAAGTAATCGAACATTTCGGAGTTCCCTGTACTGCGATCAATATCCTTCTGAAACTCATTTCTCTGCTTCCGCAGTTGTTCCTGGCGCACTTCATCGGTCGTGGCGCGAATCTCCGCATCAAGACGCTGAATCTCGGCCTTACTTTCAGAGATTTCTGATTCATGGGTCAAGATGTTCTGAACATGGACTTGGTGAAGACAATCCAGGGTGGTCCGCGCCTCAGGATTGCTACGCTTGGTTGGACGAATCTGGAAGAAGGCATCCTTTGATAGCATGTTCCTTATGATTTCTCAGAAGGGTTGTTTAGGCATGGAAGAACAGAAGCGGAAAAATGGTCAAAAAAACATGTCCCCGGCACGAGCATGCTAAACGGGTGGATCTGGGATGAATGTCTCCGGCAGCCCCGTATTTTTCCAAAAAATCCGAGTTCCCCCAAAATTATTTCTGAAGAAGGGGTATAACAAATGACGGGTGGTGGCTTAATGCAGCTTGTTGCGTACGGCGCTCAGGATGTGTATCTGACCGGTAATCCCCAGATTACCTTCTTCAAGGTGGTGTACCGTCGCCACACTAACTTTGCCATGGAGTCCATTGAGAACCCTTTCAACGGCTCTCCTGGCTTCGGTAAGCGTGTGACCTGCACCATCCAGCGTAATGGTGATCTGATCCACCGCATGTACCTCCAGGCCACCCTGCCCGCAGTGACCCTGCAGAGCAGCGACGGCTCTGGTGCTCAGTTCCGCTGGCTGAACTGGGTGGGCCACAACCTGATCAAGTCCGTGGAGATTGAGATTGGTGGCCAGCGTATCGACAAGCACTACGGCAACTGGCTGCAGATCTGGAATGAGCTGAGCCAGGAGGCTGGCAAGCAGGCCGGCTATGCCAAGATGGTGGGTAACGTGCCCGTGCTGACCAACCTGCTGGTGCAGGGTGGCGAGCCTTGCGACGAAGACTGCGCCGGTGGCGAGCCCAACATGTCCAACGAGCTGGTGCAGTGCGCACCTGCCTACACCCTGTACATCCCTCTGCAGTTCTGGTTCTGCCGCAACCCTGGTCTGGCTCTGCCCCTGATCGCCCTGCAGTACCACGAGGTGCGTATCAACCTGGAGTTCAACGACCTGCGCAACCTGTGCTGGGACGTCACCCCCCAGATCACCTCCAACTACCACACCATCCGCGACCGCGTGGCCGCAGCAAATCTGCAGGCCGCCTCCCTGTACGTGGACTACATCTACCTGGACACGGACGAGCGCCGCAAGTTCGCCCAGGTGTCTCACGAGTACCTGATCGAGACCCTGCAGTTCACTGGTGCCGAGTCCATCACCAGCTCCGCCAACAAGCTGAAGCTGAACTTCAACCACCCCTGCAAGGAGCTGGTGTGGGTGGTGCAGCGCGATTCCTTCGTGTCTTGCGACGACACCGTGGTGAACCCCTGGAAGGGCCAGCAGCCTTTCAACTTCAGCGACTGGTGGGACAGGTCCGTGCTGGAGTCTGGCTACTCCGTGACCCGCGTGGAGGGCATGGCCGGCAAGAACCCTTGTATCACTGCTCTGCTGCAGCTGAACGGCCACGACAGGTTCCAGGTGCGCGAGGGACGCTACTTCAACGAGGTGCAGCCCTTCCAGCACCACACCAACGTGCCTGCCGTGGGTATCAACGTGTACTCCTTCGCCCTGCAGCCCGAGCAGCACCAGCCCAGCGGCACCTGCAACTTGTCCCGTATTGATAACACCACTCTGCTGCTGACCGTGTCTAACAACGCGGTGGGCACCGTGGTGTCTTCCAGCGTGTACGTGTTTGCCACTAACTACAACGTTCTGCGCGTCATGAGCGGCATGGGCGGCCTTGCATACAGTAACTAAGCAGCAGGCTTGGTTGTGTATTATATTTTTTATTCAGGTGAGTAAGATTTAAAGTATAAAAATCATATTTGCGTTGTATTGATAATACATCACAACTATGTATCGTATCTATTAGCCCCTATACACAAGCAGCTGCGTCTCAATACTGTGAAGCAGCCCTTCTAAAAACCGACATTGCGAACTAAACGGAATCTTTCGTCGAGACTTTTGCTCCTCGAAGCTCTGCTGTGACATAAACCATGAGGTGTTTTTTATCGCGTCGATTTCGCGGAGCATATCCCTATTACTCTCTATCGCCTCACGAACCGCTGGGGCGCTACGTTCCAGCAGCCCTTGCTCTTCTGGCTTTGCAACAGAGCGACTAATATTGTAGGAGAGCCGTGCGAACTCTAGGCGTTCATGGAGGGCGCGCCATCGTTCGTTATCAGATGGACTTTGCCAATCACCCAGAGGCTCACGATTAAGAAGTTCCTGCTCCACAGCCCGCTTGTGCTCTTCCATATAGCTATTGTTCCGCCTGAGCAGCTCCCTCACCTCCCTAAATTCGTCCATTATGTCTACCGTGTCTATAGTGTGGTGCGCTTAAACCACCCCTTACTCTACAGCGCGCGTAAAAAATAAATGCACTAGTATAGAATATGTCTGGAAGAAGGAATCCTGCGGAGGCCGCCGTAGCAGCAGCCAAAGCCTCGCTTATTAGGAGCTGCGGAACATTGGGTCGTCAAGGCACCGATGGCCAAGGAAATGTGATTCGGCTGTATACTGAAGCTGAGTGTAATACTACACTAAAAGGCAGTTGGAGCGCGAATGGAGAGTGTATTAAAAGGGGTGGAGGGAGCTGGAGCTGGGATTGCGGTCAGCTGTTAAAAACTGCAGCGCCGGTTAGCGCTGCCCCTGTTAGCGCTGCCCCTTCTGGAAGCAGGGCACCTTCTGGAAGCATGAAAGGAGGCCGCAGAAAGCACCGCACACGCAAAATGAATCATAAGAAGGGGTCCCGCAAGCAGCGAAGGGGCCGCGCTTAGAAACCCCGACTCTCCTGGACAATCGGCGCCCGCGTACCGCTACTCACTCAAGTAATATGCCCGTATAAAAAGTACATGCCCTTCAAACTCGGGGGCGCATTCTATATTAACTTGGATCGACGTCCCGATCGTCGTCTAGAGATTGAAGGCGAACTGGAGCGCATGGGAATTTCAGGAGAGCGAATTCCTGCTATCGATGTTAGCCCTGGCGCAGTAGGTTGCTTAGCGTCCCATATACAGAGCTTGAAGGCGGCAAAGGAAAGAGGGTATCCGAACGTCCTTATTCTAGAAGATGATTTAACCTTTCTGGTCAGTAAAGAAGAACTATGGAGTACTCTGGACTCGGCCATGGAAGAAACCGGTGGAGACTATGATGTCATTATGCTGGCCTATAATATCGCCAAATCTAGCGAATTCTCCCCAAACTTGTTGGCAATTCAAGATGCGCAGACAGCATCCGCCTATATCGTGAATTCTCGGTTTTATACTACCCTCATAGATCTATCCGAATGGGCCTTGGATAAATTATGGAAAACAAGAAAAATATATTTGTTTGCATATGATGTTGCGTGGAAAGATATTCAAGAAGACAATCGCTGGTTTGCGACCTCGAAACGTATAGGAAAGCAGCGGGCATCCTTTAGTGATATTGAATGTAGGGATGTAGACTATAATATGTAGGATCCTAGCGGGCGATAAAGTAAGTGCGCTGCCTTTTCTCCGACTCTCCACCCATACCCAAATAGGATATGGGCAAGGTAGACTATCGTACAGTAGAGAACTCCGTTATTGGTTCCCTCTTGTACAAGGGCATGTGTGTGGAATTCGTCATTGATGCTGCTGATCTCTCTGGAGTCCAGGGGTACAAATGGCATTATTCAAACAGCTATATATCGACCTCCATCACGGTCGACGTAGACGTTTCCGGCACCACGGTTCAAAAGAAGCGGGAACTCTACCTGCATAATCTTCTGATGAAGCCGCGACCCCAAGAGGCCGTCCAGCACATTAGTAAGAATGGCCTGGATAATCGGCGCGAGAATCTTCGGCTCGTGGATCTGGGGACTCTGAATAATCAGACGAAGAAGCGGCGGAATGTCGAGCTACCGCCCCTGTGTGGAATCAGGCCAGAAGAGATTCCCAAACATATCTGGTATGTCCAAGCGAACGGATATCACCGTGATCGCTTCGCCATCGAATTCAAGACAGAAGGCATCCTGTGGAAGTCGACCAGCTCAAAGGACGTCTCTCTCAAGGATAAATTGGCCGATGCCAAGAAGCATCTTGACCTCTTGTACGAGTCCTTTCCCCATCTGGACCCGAAGCGCGAAGAGGTTGCAGCGCGGCTTCTAGAGGAGTCTTTTCGTAAAATTCTTAGTAAGGAATGAATGAATTCGTCGATCCGACCTTATTTACTCCTGTCGTATTTCTTACCAATTCATTGACAGCGATCTATATGGATAACTACCTGTATTCTATCCTCTTTTTAAATCTATATTGTACATCACTTCTATGTCGTCTCCGTGTATCTGAATGGACATATTTGGCAGATATTATTGCCATATACCTAATAGTCCTATATGGTTCATATTCATATATCCTAAACTGGAATACGTATACTCCAGCCTCACATGGAATCATTATGAGCAGCTTCCTGTTGAGCATTTTTTTCCACCATTATGGCTACATAAATAATGAATATTGTTTTAATAAGGATATCTATATCGCAAAACAGTATAGTTCGCTTGTACACATTATATCGTCTGTAGGACATCATATGATTATTTTATCCCAAACCGATCTCGCAGAAACTCCTGGGCCGTCTTGTGCCGTTCCTTGAGCAGGACCTGGTAGATGTGAAAGGGATTCTCTCCCACGGCCACAATAAAGGCCAGATAGGCCGCAATAACGGCCGCGCCGAACTGGAGAGCCCCCATAGAGACATCATAAGGAATCCAGAAGAAGGGAGCGATATGGATAAAGAGGATATAGATGTTTTTGAGTAAGTGTTCATTATACGGATTCAAAATCACCTCAAGACACCCTACGGAGGCGAGGACGTTCAAGGGAAAGGTGGGAAGCTTGCTAACGGGATGCGCAAGAGAAAGAAGAAAGATCCAGGTCGACAAGAGATGGTACCAGCGGACGGGAGGCACCATTTCTTTAAGGCGAGGTTTTTCCTCATTCTTCCTTTGTCGCCCAACTGTAAATGAAGATTGCCTTAGTCATTCCGACCTATAAACCTCATTATATCTATCTTCAAGGCGTCTGCAGGAATGCTGCTGAGCAAACCCGAATTCCTGACCTCGTTGTCATTCGCGCATCCTCCTGTGACGACGAGGCGAAGCCGCTCTTAGACAACCTTCATAAGACGGCATGGCCCTTCCCACTTCTGGTCCTAGAGACGGCGGCGCAGCAGTACCAGGCGCAGAATCGCAATGAAGGTGCGGACGCGGTGCCCCCCGAGTTCGATATCATCTCTTTCTTTGACTCAGATGATTTAATGCATCCGAGGCGACTTGAATTCGTGGAGCGTCCCTTCCACCAAGGCGCCGAAGCCGTGCTTCATAGCCGGCAAAATCATCTGCGGTGGGACAGCTTTTTGGCCCCGCCACACCATGTGTGGGATTCCATTCTGCTCCAGAAGGAATCTGCGATTCAAGCAGGAAATCACATCATTTCACGTTCAGAATGGCTCAAGCAGTTCAGCACAGCCCCTATAGGCAAGGAAATAATCTTTTTCAGACCCATTCCCATGGACGAAGAACTAGAAGAAGACATCACTATGACCTATGGTCACATCAGCGTCACTCGGAAGCTGTTCCAAGAAATTCGATTTGATAAAGAGGCTCTTGGCTACGAAGATGCGAAATTCTTGAGCGAGATCGTCGCCCAGCGTCGCAGAACGGCCTCGATTCGTGCCAGCCTCTCTTTTTATAGCACAGGAAGTGGCCTCTCCGTTTCCACAATAACGTCAAGCGGCTCTGGATACTCGGAGTAAGGCTGGGCCGCCGTGGTAGGGCGATCCAAGGCGAGCAGTTCCTGGAGAGCTTTCAGGCGGCGATCCAGGGGCGGGCCTAGCAGTTTGCGGGACAACTGTTTCCAGCGCCATTCGAACTGGAGGACTGCCGTGTGATCAGGGAACCCGGCGACATGGCAGATACGTTCCCATTGACGGCCATGTGTCGCTTTTGCGCCCCCGGATAAGAGCCCATTATGCTGTCTGAGCCTGCGGTCCAGATCTGGTGTGACTCCTACATACGTCTTTTGAGAGCCACCATCGTTGGTTGCCAAAAGATAACACTTCCACATCTTATAAGGTTGGATACAAATAGATGTACGGTGGGGCGCGACACCAGTTAGAAAATAGTCAAACGGACATGTTCGTCCTCGGCGACATTGGTGACTATAAGAATGTGGATGATCTCGTGGCCATCAGTTCTGGTGCACTGATTGGAATCAATCTGGGAGTGATTCTCTCGAGATTTGGAGGAGTGGGCGGCTATAGCTTGAATACGTACTTTGATACCTTTGGGCTAGAAGGGATTCTGGCGAATACCAGTTTTGTCGTGATTCTTTTTCAGATTGTCCGGTGGTTCTACAGTACCTTTTATGCTGTGGGACGTCCTTGGTCACCTTTTGTTTTTGTCTGTATGCTGATTGGCGCACAGATCATTCACGATCTTATTGTCTATTACGGAATGCTGAAATCCTTGCCTTCGGGGAAGAATGAGATGATTGATGCGTTGAAGCGCTATGCGGCGGAAAATGGTTCCCGGGCCCTCACGGGCCACGTGGCATTCCTGATCCTTGTGTCGATTCTTGCGATGTTCTTGAAAGAGGCGTCGCTGCTCTTTGGGATTATCTTGGTGTCCGTGAGTTTGTACAGTATACCCTTTGTGCTAAACGCTGCTGGACCGAAGCCACCACCCCCACCACCCCCGCCACAGAAGGAGGGATATGAGCAGCGCA